ACTTACATACAGAAGGTGTTATGACCTATATGGGCAGACCCCGTTATCACAGTGAAACAGGCATACTGTTGTTTAACTTACACAATGAACACACAGTAGCATATGTAAAAGCAGTGACTGAAATGTATGATACAGATGCAGTATACCTAGAACGTGAATGGCATGACAGCTACATATGGGATGTGGTAAGACAGAGATTTGAAACACGAGGCGTGCGTTTTCGCAACATAGGAGTAGATTACAAGGTCCAAGATGGACACATTGCAAACTATCTATTCCAAGATGTTCTGGACCATCGCAAAGGCGAACGTAAAACCTCAGGCACACCACATAGGATTGAACGTAAAAGCTAACACAAATAGACAGGATACAGCACAAAAGACACTGCGAAAACTGAACAGTGATGCTTGTGGGGAAGTCTAGAGATAGAGTGGGATTGTATTTTGCAACACAGGTCCCCACCAAATTTTCTCTTTAAAATCAGTAGGTTACAGGGTGTTTCTAAGGTAAAATCACAGTTCTAGGTGTCTTATAGCACGATTCTCCCAGGTTGTCAAGAGAGAAAAGGCCCAAAAAAGCCAAAAAAACTCTACCAAAACCCGTTGACAGAGTGGTATCACAGTGCTATAATGGTAGTAATAGTGTAGAAATGGACCAACCACCATTTAACACCATTCGTGTGGCTGTTTAACTGCTCTAACACAGTGGTTAGCCTATTAATGGTTCTCTATGGTAGGGAATGGTGCTTTTTGGGCAACCAGAGTGTTGACACTGTGGAGCTGGTGTGTTATACTGTAGAGACTAAGGTGGGTCCTACGGTGAGGGGTGGTGGTGTCTGCGGACTGTGCTTGTCTCATATCTCAGTCAAACGGGGACGCTGTTGCCAACGCCCCCAAAATGCGTTATTGTGTGATTGCACATTCCCAAAATGTAAGTGCGTTAGCTACAGTTGGTGACTCTACGAACTGTTTCTCACTGTGTTCAAGTGTGGGCAATGTTTTTGATTGTGCTCCGTCCCATACTTTGTCTTCAACATGGCTATATAATGGTGCTTTGCGTTCGCCGTGCAGTTCAACATATTCCGTGTTATACTTCACGTATTCAGGAAACATTTGCTCACACACCATGAGTTGTGCTTTGCGTAATTCAGTTAAATTTGCCATTTAGTTTCTCCTTTGTTTAACTATACACGTAGTATAACATCACTGTGGTAAAAGTCAACCGCAAAGTTATTCAAAAAGCTCAAATTTTGGTGCTAACCGTAACTGCCGCTCACGCGGCACAAAGAACAAGTCCATTTCGTTCCTTGCGTCACTGTGCGAGTGTAAATCAATCCAACCCGTGGTTTTGCTCACACAACGGTAGTCAAGTGTGTCAAACACGTCAGCAATATCACCACGACTGTAATTGAACTTTCTGCACTGACTGTCAACTATTTCCAATTGCAGTATTGGGCGGTTCTGTTGTATGGTTTGTAGAGCCCCTTGTAGCACAAACAGTTCATATCCTTCAACGTCAATCTTTACAAAATCCACCTCGTCAAAACCGTATGAGTCAAGTGTTGTTTGTGATACTCTCTGTTTGTGTTTTTGTGTGCCTCTTGCTCTGGGGTTTTTGTCATAGTGTGCCACGTGGTTGTGTCCACCATTGCGTTCGTGTAGTATGATATCAGTGACTCTAGTGTCTTCGCCAAGTGCTTCTGTGTGTAGTGTTGCGTTTTCTACACCATTGTCTCTCACAGTGCGGTGCCATAGTTGTTGTGCTAACTGTGTGGGTTCAAAGCATTCAACTCTGTCAAACACTTCTGAATAGTGTATGGCGTTCACAGCATTGTTAGAGCCTACATCAACGGCTGTGCGAGTGTGTTCAAGTAGTGTTTGGGCAAACTGCCAATTGGTCTTTTGGTATTGTCCATGACTGAGTCGCTCAGCATACATTGTATCGCCACTTTCAATCCAATAGGTTTTGCCGTTTTTTGACAGTATGGCTTCCATGTTCACCTCATTCTCCTACGCAGGTAATCTTGTAGAGCACAACGAAGTCTCCACGCTTCTTCAGTGTCATCCTTGTCAAGCAGTTCTAACAGTTCATCAATAGTCAAACAGTTCATCTTTGGGTCCTCGCTTTGATGCATCATCATTTGGCAAATCAATGCCCATGGCACGATTCCAAGTTTCTCTGCCTTGGTTTATCAATCGCCAGGCTTTGCCCTTGTAGTTGTGTCCATTGGTTCTTGTTTTGTATGGTGTCATTATGTTGCCTGATGTTGACAAATCACCATAACGGTTTATGATCTGTTCACAGTCAATCACAGCTTTCAGTGTGCTCATGTCAACACAGTGTGGAAATTCCTGCTCAATCAATTTGATGCCATGACAATACAAACTCCATATGCCATTGTCCATTTCATGCAGATGCCTCCAAATTTCTTTGTTGTTCTTTTGCAGTTTACCATGCTGTTCAATCTGCGTGTTCAGCATTTCTGATACTTTTTTGAAAATTACAAGACTGTTGTCGTCTATCTGTTGTTTACTCATTGCCATTTGTTTCTCCTTTGTTATACAAATATACACTCTCGTGTCTGTTTTGTCAAGTATTTATATTACCTTGATAAATACTATATGCAAAAGAGAGTGAAACGCACTGAATCAACAGACGGTGTGTGGCAGTTAGAACAGCTACGCCAAGGTTGGTTCACACGAGATTTTGATTTTTCTACAGATGAATTCATACAGCAAGAGTGCAAAGACATCCCCACAATCACAAGTCAACAGGCAAGACTGTTGAGCTATGCAAACGTCAATGATCTAACTGCGGAACAAAAACGCACCATATGGCCAGAACACACGTGGAGTGACGAATGAGCTATTGGGCATCAAAACTCAGACATGGACTACTGTGGGGTTGGCATCGCTGTGTGGGAGATCAATTTCCCATCTGCAGAGACAACTATGAGCCCTGTGACAACATAGCAGAAACCACTGAAGCAGACACACTGATAAAGTTTGGTAATGAATGGGGCAAGTCAGACTCAGGCGCATTTCAACATCCTAAACAAGTAACGCACACTAATTGGCGCTTTCTAGACAATCCTGAAATACCACAACTGTTGTGGCCAGGAGCACACAATCCCGCAGGTTCAAAAGATTGGGTGCGTTTTGTGCCCAGTGAACTGTTGACTTCACGGCACACAGAAAGTGGCACTGAGAGAATCAACACGTTGTTGAAACACCACAGTCTAGGTAAAATTGTAGAATGGCAACAGATTGCACCTCCACATGACGTGGTGTATAGACTACCCAAACGAGCACTCATAGTTAATCTGTCAGAACCAAACTATAGATTCTACTACGGCACAACTATATCAGCTTGGACACAACATTGGATCACACAGTTGGAGAGTCTAGGCTATGACGTGGAAGTAAGACAAAAACCAGGCAGAAGCCAACGAAAACAGGGCAATCAATTGAGTGATCAACTGCACACAGGCAAATATCAAATCACAGTTTCACAGCATTCAGTTGCCGCAATGGAATCAATACTTGCAGGAGTGCCAGCTGTGGTCACAGGTATACATGGCACAGGTGAATTAGGAACACCATGGGAAGAATTTGCACAAGGTGACGTGAGACTGCCACAACAAGCAGAAGTAGAACAATGGGTTGACACTCTGCTGGGCAACACAAGACACAAATCAGAAATATTTTCAGGAGGAACATATGCCCGTTAGATTATATCCACAAGACATACCAGCTCTGTGGAGAAACAGATATTCAAAAATGAAAGCACAGGCAAAATTTCGCAAACATGAATGGGCTTGGGACATAGATTCATGGTATAAGTTTTGGTGCGACAGTGGTGTAAAGGAACACATGGGCAAACTGCCACATCAATACTGCATGGTTAGGATTGATGAAATAGAAGCATGGGGTCCACACAACTGTCTTATAGTTGCAAGACGTAAATTTATGAAAAAACACGCATTTGAAAAGATATGGAAGAATCCACCTGCAGATTGGGAACCAAGACACGCGGTGGCTGTTGGAGATCTAGTTGATGAATAGTGTATACTCAGATATGCGTAAAGAATATCTAGATGAATGGCGTCTATGGTATAGAATGCACTATGTATGCGAACACAATCATCACTATTATGTTGAAACCAGTGTGTGCGAAGAATGGCAAGGCGAACAAGGATTCATAAATTGGTTTGATCACGTAGGTCCACGTCCAGGACCAGAATATGTGTTTGACAGAATCAACAAACTGGATGATTATAGACCAGGCAATGTAGAATGGACACTTAAAAGCGTTTCAGGACGTAGACAGCGTAGGCATCTGGACAAAAATGAAATGAGCTACTGGGTAGAAAAAGGTAGACAGAATGGTATAAAAGGAGACACAGTAAGAAGAAGGATCAATGAATACCATTGGACACCTGAGGAAGCCTCAACAGTAAAGCCACAGTCAGGAACGAGATATGCTTACAGAAGGGTTTAATCCTTATGATGAATTACAAGAACTCAAAAGATTTGCACAACACGCAGACACACACTTGCACAATCTTTTGAAGAATGAAAAACAATTTATTATTGCAATTAATTCAGTCACTGATAGACTTGAAAAACTAGAAGCGAGAATAAAGTTATTAGAAGGAACAATAAATGAACTGTATAGAATGGAAAAAAAGTAAAACCAAAGATGGATATGGTATAACATATGAACCAGGAAAATATACATTAGTTCATAGATATACCTGGGAACAACATAATGGTTTGATACCGCAAGGAATGGTGATTAGACATAAGTGTGATAATCCGTCTTGTTATAAAATTGAACATTTAGAATTAGGAACAAGAAAACAAAATACACAAGATATGTTAGATAGAAAAAGAGCAAGTGTAGGAAGTGCTCATCCTATTTCTAAATTAACTGAACAAGATGTTTTGGATATTAGAGCAAGTAAATTATCTTGTGAAAAATTAGCAAGAATGTATAATTGCAATAGTTCAAACATACATCATATTAAAACAAAGAAAACTTGGAGACACGTATGAAGTTACCTGATCGTAATGATAGATACATGGTATCAACCGCTACATTGGTTGGTAGCATACTGTTGATAGCTGACATATGGGGACCATTAAGCAGTTGGTGGGCATTGTTGTATGTGCCACTGTTGTTCATGGGACACTCATATGAATACAAGGATCTGCGTCTATGGCCAAAATCATAAACATAGTAGGCAATGGCGCAGGCAGTAGACTTTTCAAACACATGGGGTTATTCACAGTTGCCTGTAACATACCTCCTAAAAACATACAATACAACACATTAAGCATTATTGACAATCAACCTATACTTTGGATGAAAACCAACAGTTGGCAACCAAGGGTTCCTGTGTTATGCACTGAATCTGTAAAAAACATGGCACAAAGCAAAGGTAGAACAGGTGATTGGCAACCAGTATATGAAAAAACATCAAGATGGAATTCAGGACACTACGCTGTGAAATATTTTTGTGAAACACAATCTGTAGAACAAATACATCTATGGGGATTTGACAGTGTTTACACAGAAGATTTAACCAGTGTGCAAGATAGTGTTATCATAAGACATCGTAGACCCAACCTTAATCAACATTGGAGACCTATTTGGAACACACTTTTTGACAGTTTTCCAAATACAGAAATGATTTTTCACACCAACACAAGGATCAATAGTGCATATGAACAAGCCAACGTCAAATTCAAAAGCCATACATAAATGGATTGACAAATACATTGCCAAACCCAATGACAAAATAGGTGGTTTTCCTGTTTGTCCTTTCATAAATCGCTATCGCAAACAGATACAGATAGTAGAAACAGATGATCCCAGTCATGTAGTTGAAAATTTCAGTGTTTTTCACCAACAGTTTGGCATAGAAGCAGTGATATGTCATGGTTTTGATTGGGATTATGACAGTTTAGAAAAGTTTACAAACAAAGTCAATAGAAAATACAAGAAAAAGGATGTTATGACGCTGTTTATGCATCCTGACACAGAAGAAGAACCATTACCCATACACTATACGTTCAACAAAGCACCTCTAGTTATAATACAGCGTATCAGTGTGCTGGAATCAGCAAGAAAATCATTAAAAAAAACGGATTATTACAGCTATTACAAAGAATAATATAAATACTGTTGACGGTAAAATACCAAGGAGACACGAATGACTATTACCTTAAGACAAGAATCAGCAACAGGGGCAACTACCAAAGGTTCAGCTCTTACCTATGCTGAACTAGACAATAACTTTGTTCATTTGTTGCGTCAAGGTTCTGTCACTGTAAGAGGTGATAGTGGCACAGATCAAACACTGGGCGAAGCAGACAAAGATTCAATTTTAAATTTTGTAGGTGGCACAAATGTCACAACAGCTATTGGCAGTGATTCAGCTGGCGATACACAGATTACAATAACATCAAGTGGTATTTCAAATGTTGTAGAAGACACAACACCACAACTGGGTGGTGCATTAGACGCACAGTCTAACAACATTACTAACCTAGGAACAATCAACACTCACACAGTTCCAGGTGGCACAGGCACTTTTGCACTTACAAGTGATATCACTTTTTCAAATGTTGTAGATGATACAACACCACAATTGGGTGGACAACTGGATGTAAATGGACAAGCTATTGGTGATGGCACAAGAGAATTGTTGACATTTACAGAAGATGGTTCAGCTGTTAACCATGTTAATATTGAAAATGAAGCAACAGGCGCAGGACCTATTGTAAGTGCCGCAGGTGATGACACAAATGTTAATTTGCATTTGAAAGCAAAAGGCACAGGACAGGTTGTTGCTGAAAGCACAATCAACACACAAACAGGCACAACTTATACAACAGTATTAGCTGATGCCAGTAAGTTGGTGACATTAAGTAATTCAAGTGCAATTACATTGACAATTCCACCTAACAGTTCAGTTGCATATCCAACAGGAACAAAAATTGATCTAGCACAACTTGGTGCAGGACAAGTGACAGTTGCTGAAGGTTCAGGTGTGACTGTAAATGCAACACCAACAAAAAAATTAAGAGCACAATTTTCAGCCGCAACTTGTATCAAAACAGCTTCTGACACATGGTTGTTGGTTGGCGATTTAGCGAGTTCGTAACATGAGTATTGTAGGTTTACCACTTGGTATTACAGCTTCAGGCGCTGTTGAAGTAGCCGCAGGAAGAACAGCATATAATTTAACTGCTCTTGGCAATGCACAGATAGACACAGCCGTAAAACAGTTTGGCAGTTCAAGTTTGGAATTAGATGGAACTGGTGATGCGGCAACAACTGGCACTTCTACAGACACTGGCAATGACTTCTATCATATGGGAGGTCCATGGACATTTGAGTTTTGGTTCCGTCCAGTGACTGATACTGGTGATGCAAGTGCTTATCTTTTAACTGATAGAAGTGCAGGTTATAGCACCAGAAACTTCCAATTGATATATAGAAATTTTGACAGAAAAGTGCAGATGGGTTGGATTGCATCAAATGGTTCAGATCCAAGTCAAACTCTAGGAGGCGGAAGTCCATTGAGTGCGGCGGTGACTCTAGATACTTGGAACCATGTTGCAATGGTTTATGATGGAACAGAAACATCTACATATTTGAACGGCACACGTTTTCAAAACAACACTATGACATACAGCAATTTAGAAATAAATGCAACAGGACAATTTGGTATAGGTGGCGACATTGACAATGCCGCATTGCCTTTTAACCAAGGAGGCACAGGTTATATTGACGAAGTTCGTATTTCAAGCACAGCAAGATATGATCCTTCATCAAGTAGCTTTACAGTTCCAACAAGTGCATTCACAGATGACGATGACACACTTGCTCTGTATCACTTTGAAGGTTCAAACGGAAATACCAGTGGAACTGGATTTGCAGATGATACCGCAGGTAGAAGTGCTGAAACCTTGGTGGCAAATGGAAATGCACAAATTGATACTGCACAGAAAAAGTTTGGTAGTTCAAGTGTAGACTTTGATGGTAGCAACAGTTTTCTTTCAAATAACAGTAATTGGGATCCAACAACCAATTGGACGATAGAATTTTTCATGAGAAGTGACGTGTTGTCAGGAAAATTTGGTGCGTTGTTTTATTTTGGTAATCAAAACACATCAAAAGGTTGGGCAATTGAAGAGAACGGAAATACTGGCGGTATAAGTTTGATCACCAGTAATGATGGTAGTAGTGGTATGAGTGTGCGTTTGTCAGGAACAATTACAGCCAGCACTCAGCATCATGTTGCTATTGTTCTCCAGGGCACATCTGGAGAAATGTTTATAGATGGCACAAGCGTATCAACAGGCACAGTTGATCCTATTGCTGGAGATGCCAGTAGTGTATTTAGAATAGGCGGAGGACAAGGCGGATTAAGTAGTGGAAACTTTGGCGGCAATACTTCTGTCACTTGGTATTCAGGACATTTAGATGAAGTTCGTATTTCAAACACAGCAAGATACACTACAGGATTTACAGCACCATCAAGTGCATTTACCAACGACGAAAACACACTTGCACTATGGCACTTTGAAGGTTCAGATGGAGCTACCACTGGAGCAGGTTTTGAGGATGATATAACATGATATTAAAAATTGAAATAGATGACACAATCCATAATGTAGATGTTGGTGATGTAAGTTCAATGACACCAGATGAAAAAACAGAAGCATTGCACACAGCAATGACTGATGCAGGTTTAGATCCTAATGGATATTATATGATACTAGGAGAAGCTGAATGACGATACCTACTACACCAGCTTCAACTGCAAACTGTGATCAAAGCACTGATAGAATTGCAGATGCAAGAGCAGATATCAAACAGAACATTGACAATGTAAATGAAATTATTACGCATCTCAATACAGGACAATGGACCAATCAGCAGTATATCTTAAAGACAACAATCTCTGGTGTTGACAGTGCTGGTGATATTGATTGGGATTTATCAGGTAACCAAGTAGCAGAAGTCACGTTAAGTGCAAACTCTACTCTAAACAATCCTACAAATAAAAAATCAGGTGCAACATATGTTTTGATTGTTAAACAACCTGCAGGTGCAAACTACACACTTGAATTTAATTCAGATTACAAATTTGCATTTGGAGTCAAACCAACTATAACAGCATCTAATGGTGCTGTTGACATACTTACTTTTATCAGTGATGGAACAAGTATGTTTGGTGGTATCCAGCAGGACTTTTCATAATGCCTTGGGTTAATCCTGCACTGTTTAGTGGCAGTGGTGGCAGTTTTGACACGCTGTTTGAAATAAAAGTAAACACAGGTGCTGGTTCAAGCACTGGAACATTTTTCAGCGTTGGTGGTAATACATTTAGTGAAAATGGTGATCCCAACAACAATTTTGCACCACAAAATGTATCTAACAATGCAGACAGCGTTGAAGTAAACAATTTAGGCAATTATCTTATCACAGTTGTTAGCAACACACTTACAGCAGTTGGAAGTGGAACAATTACACAATTGGATCTACGATATGATGTATTTGATAGCAACCAACAACAGTTTCAATCAGGCTCAGGATCATCTGTTTTAAGGCTAATGACCAATAATGTAATAGAATCAATCACAGCACCTACAACTTTTAATTTCACAGATATAGCTTCTGGTGTGCCATTTGGTGAAAACCATATGAATATCCAGTTTTCAGCAATTACACCTAGACCTGGTGTAGATGGAAGGGTATTATTAGGCTTTTTGAAGCTATAATCCAAAACTTAAATAAATATGTATATCGCGATGAACAAATATAAACCTTATAAGGAGAAACAACTATGAGTGCGGCTTCCAATTATACAGAGGATAGAACACTTGACTTTTGGTTAAAAAACAACAGTCAATCTACTACCTCGCCAACCACTGTTTTTGTGGCACTTTTTACAAGCGATCCAAGTTTAGGATCAACAGACGAAAACCTTGAAGCAGGAACTATTTCAAATGAATGCCAAGGTGGCGGTTATGAAAGACAAACCGTGACATTTGGAACAATATCAAATGGTTCTGTATCAAACAATGCCAACGTGACATTTCCAACTGCAACTAACAACAGCTGGGGAACAATTACCCATGTTGCTGTAATGGACGCAGATGGTGAATTTGTAGACGGTGACAGTGCAGGATCAGGCAATGTGCTTTTCTATGGTAGACTAACAACTGCTAGAGAAATTCTACAAGACGATACTTTTCAAATAACAAGCGGATCACTAACAGTCACTTTAGCATAAGGGAATAAACCCTTATGTCTGTGTATGTAATAGCAAATGATGATTACCTTACATCTGGCTATGTAACTGACAGTTATGTAGGCACAGATGCTGACCTCTATGTGGCGGCTGGCTATGTAAGTGGCATCGTATTAGGTGAAGCAAATCTTTCATCTACTGCTACGGTCACAGCAGACAGCACTACTCTTGTTCCAGGCACTACCAACATCACTGTTACAATTACAACTGCAACTGATGGACGTAGAACAAGAACAGTTGACAGTAGTGTAACTTCACAATCAACTGTTTCAGCATCACCAAGTAGAACTAGACAAGGTTCTATCAGCATAAGTGGTGCTCTTAATTTCACAACCTCAGCAAGCCTACAAAAATTAGGTATTGCTGACATAACTTCAACATTCACAGCAACCATTACAGGCAGCACCATAAGGCAAGGTGCGGCAGAACTAATCACTCCTGGTGATGAAGTTCAATGGCAAGATGGTCAAACTTGGGGCAATCCAAGAAGTGAAATATGGGGTCCTCTGTTTGATGTTGATGCAACAAGAGTAAGAGACAGTTCAACAGCAGTAAACGCTAACTTTACACTAACCACTGATGCACTTGTTACTAGGAATGCCGCAAGTCTAGTTGTCAGCAGTGGCACAATGACAGTTGTGCCAAGCAGATCAAGAATCAGTGATGCCACACTTGCTTCAACAGTAACATTTGATCCTGTTGATACCACAACCAACATTCTTGCTAATCTTGATGCGTTAACAAGCACATTCACGGTTCCATCGTTTGAAGCTATCGCAGTTATCAATGGCACAGCTACTTTAAGCAGTTCTGCAACTGTATCAGCAGTGGGCAATCTAACACAGACGTCAACTGTTCTCAAAGCCAGCAGTGGCACAATGTCAGTTGATGGCGTAAGAACAAGAAACACACAATCATCAATTTTAAGTCAAGCAACTTTAGAAGTTAGTGCGGCACCTACACTGAGAGGCATAGTTCTCAAAGCCAGTGCTGGCACAATGACAGTGGATGGCTTAAGAACAAGAAATACATTTGCAACAATGCAAAATGTAGTCACTGTAGACAGTAGATTGGGTATTATACAGCGTCCAATACCTGCTACACAAAACGTAATAGCAACATTGCAAGGCACACTGTTTAGCCTAAGATTAGATCCATTTAGGATCTATACAGTGCCCTCAGAGAGTCGTGTTGTTCAAATTGATGCAGAATCAAGGTTATATACCGTCAAATCAGAAAATAGGGTAAATACAATAGAAGAAGAAACAAGAAACTATCTGGTGCCTTCTGAAACAAGGAAATATATTGTGCAACCTTTAACCCTTGTTGATGTTGCGGGAACCGCTATTGATAGGAGAGAAGGATAAATGGCCACACTTACAGGATTTCAAACAGACAGAGTAGGAACATTCATTGAAAAAGACCCTTTTGCTGTTTTGGATTACAGTTTAGACTTTACCAATTGGATGCCTTCAGGAGAAACTATTTCAGCTATAACTGTTAATGTTGAAACAATCAGTGGTGATGCAAGTCCACTTGCTACAACCACTACAACAAACACAGACACAGTTGTGACAGCATTTCTCACAGGTGGAACTGTTGGTAATATCTACAATGTTGAATATCAAATTACAACAAACAACAACAAAAAAGATTCTAGAAACTTAAGAATCAAAATAGCAGAGAGACAATTATAATGAGTCAAGAGCAAAAACAACCAATGAAGAAATACAAGACCATTGATCGTGATCTTGTTTTCAAATTGGCGTGTATACAATGCTCTGATCAGGAAATTGCAGAGGTAGTAGGCACAACAGCTGGCAACCTCAGAAAAAGATTTGGTAAAATACTAGACAAAGGCAAAGAAGAAGGCAAAAAATCATTAAGGCGTGCAATGTGGGAAAAGGCAATGAATGGAGACACAAGAGTTCAAATCTTTTTATCAAAGCAGTATCTTGGAATGAGAGACACGCCTGAAGATGGAGCGGCAAAAACACCGTTGCCATGGGAGGACTAATAAGTGCCATTGAGTGATCCACAAAAAACAATTTGCAACAGTGACGCACGATTTAGAGTTGCAGTCACAGGCAGACGTTTTGGCAAAACACACGTGGCTATGAGAGAACTTGCTAGATTTGCAAGTGAACCTGACAGCCTAGTATGGTATGTTGCTCCAAGCTACAGAATGGCAAAAAATATTGTATGGGATCAAATAAAAGGCAAACTAAAAGACTTGCGTTGGGTTGAAGCCACCAATGAAGCAGAACTTATGTTGAGATTAAAAAATGGTTCAAAGATATATCTCAAAGGTGCTGATGCACCTGACAGTTTAAGAGGTGTAGGTTTGAACTTTTTGTGTATGGATGAATTCCAAGACATAGATCCAAAGACTTGGACAGAAGTTTTACGACCAACACTATCTGACAAAAACGGTCATGCTCTGTTCACAGGCACACCAAGAGGTGTTGGATCTTGGAGCCATGAAATGTATTCAAATGCTTTGGCAAAAGAAGAATGGCAAGGATTCACATACACAACACTTGAGGGCGGTATGGTGCCTGAAGCAGAAATAGAACAAGCAAAGATGGACATGGATCATAGAACCTATGAACAAGAATATCTTGCAACGTTCACTACATATTCAGGCACTGTATACTACAACTTCACAAGAGAAGACACAGTAAAAGAATGCAAAGGTTTTAACACCAGTGAACTACACATAGGTATTGACTTTAACATTGATCCTATGAGTTGTGCTGTAAGTGTAATAGAAGGACAGACCATATACTTTATAGATGAAATCACAATGATGGGATCAAACACAGATGAAGTATGTGATGAATTAAAAAGAAGATATCCTAATTCAAGGATTGTAATGTATCCTGATCCAGCAGGTAAACAAAGAAAAACATCAGCTGGTGGTAGAACAGATATTTCAATACTACAGAACGCAGGGTTTGGTGTGCAAGTTAGAAACAGCCATACACCAATTAGAGACAGGGTCAACAGTGTCAATGCAAAATTAAAAAATGCAAGAGGACAAAGAACCATGTTTGTTGATCCTAGATGTAAAAATATTATAGATAGTTTAGAAAAAATGGTTTACAAACCAGGCACATCCGTAATTGAAAAGGATGGAAAATACGATCATATGGCAGACGCAGTAGGATATTTGACTGACTTCTTGTATCCATTACGCACTGAATATGAATCAACTACACCACAGCGTTGGGCATTCACTGGGAATAATAACCAAACAACAAGGAGATGGAACTAATGCCGTTTATACGCGATAGAGTGATAAAAGGCGACAGGGGTAGCAATATAGATGTTATTCTTGACGCTCACAGTGCATACAAATATTATATTAGCAGATGGACATTTCTAAATGACAGCTTCCAAGGTGGTTATGACTACTTTATGGGCAGATATTTAGAGCCATACTATTTTGAATCAAGAGATGATTATGAAAAACGCCTGAGAATGTTAGGTGTTGACAACCACACCAAATCAGTTGTAGGCATATACAACAGTTTCTTGTTTCGCAAACCAGTAAAAAGAACTTATGGATCAATTGAAACAGATCCAGGTTTAGATCCATTCCTTGAAGATGCAGATCTAGATGGTAGAACATTTGAAGCATTTATGAGAGACGTAAGTGCATACACAATGGTATATGGAAACTGTTGGATTATTGTTGACAAGCCTGATAGTGTTGCACTAACAAGAGCAGATGAATTGAATCAAAGCATACGTCCATATGTTTCATTGTTTACTCCTGACAATGTATTGGATTGGGACTATGCTAGAATGCCAAACGGACAGTATCGTCTTGTGTATTTGAAAGTCAAAGAAGAAGCAAATGGTGACACGCAATACATTAGAGAATACACTCCAGATGAAGTCAATGTATATAAAATTGATGGCAATGAAAGAACTGGAGAATTATTCCAAACACTACCAAACAATCTAGGACAAGTTCCTGCGGTATGTGTGTATGCACAAAGATCAAACCAAAGAGGTATTGGTGTAAGTGCCATAGGCGATATTGCAGACATACAAAAAGAACTGTATGAATATTCATCAGAGATTGAACAGATTATTAGATTAACCAATCACCCAAGCCTTGTAAAAACAGCAGACACAGAAGCAAGTGCAGGTGCTGGTTCAATTATACAAATGCCACAAAACATGGATGGCGCTCTTAAACCTTACTTACTGCAACCAGATGGTGCAAGTATTGAAGCAGTGATACAAGCCATGGAGCGTAAGATAGAAAGCATTGATAGAATGGCTTGTTTAGGTGGCATAAGAAGTGTTGAAAGTCGTAGACTTTCTGGCATTGGACTGCAAACAGAGTTCCAAATGCTAAATGCAAAATTAGCTGACTTTGCAATGAACCTATGCGTAGCAGAAGAACAGATGTGGAGACTGTGGTGTCTATATCAAGGCAAAGCATGGGATGGAGAGTTGATGTATCCTAAATCATTCTCAATACAAGACAAAGCCAATGACATTACAATGTTGAAAATGGTAAAAGACAGTGGACCAACAGATCCTATACTGCTAGACAGAGTAGAAAAAATGATGTTGGAAACTGTGACAGAAATGCCATATGAAGATGTAAAAGAAATGTATGAACAAAACAGGCCAGCCAAAGACACAATGATTCACACACCAGTGACATCAGCAGATGATCTAGTAGAACATTTGAGAGAAATGATTAACGCTGGTTATACAGATGAAGAAATAAAATCTTTGCATCCTGAAATTACACAACTGTTTGGTGGAGCTGATGGGTGAGTATGTTCCAGATAGAAAATTTATTTACGGCACTGAAAAAAGGATTAGGGAA